GGTGCTCCGCCGTTTACTCCGTCTAAGCCTCTCCAGAAGTCGCCTGCTGTGCCTCCCGCGATTTCTGCGCCGTACAGGCTGTGGCTCCAAGCTTCAGGAGTGACGATTAAGGTGTTGCCGATAAACCTGTATCTGCCCATAGCGTCGAAAGCGTCTACGATGTCTGCCAGCAAGGTTTCGTCTGAGCCAGCGGTTTCGCTTGTAACGTTTGAGTCGTCTACAACTATTTTTAGCAGGTTATCGCTTACGTCTTGCGCCAGTTGCATTCCTGCACGTTTAGTTTTCCATTCTATAAGCCCGTATTGCTGGTCATCAAGCATTTCCTTTGTGATTTTCGTGTTTACCGTAAACAGTTTAGGTGTAAGAGTGGTTTGCTCTGTTACTCCTGTGGCTTCAGGTGAAGCTCCGCCTGTAGCGGTGTTTGAAGAGTTGAAGGATTCGTTTTGTTCAACGTTGACTTTTAATTCTGCTCCTTTCCAGCCGTCTACGATTTGCGCTGATATTAGGCTTGTTAGGTCTTCGTTTTTGGCTGCGTAGTATAGGGTGTCGCTGACTTTTGCGGCTGCTAGGTACGCGGCTCCTTGAACTCCAGTTGTGCCTGAACGGGTGAGGTATTCTAAGAGTTTGTTTAGGCTGATGCGTCTTAGGGATTCGCGGAGTTCGCGTTCTACGCTGGGTTTTTGGTCTTGGAATATGTTGGCGTTTTCTGGGTGGTAGCTTCCTTCTGTGTCCATTGTTTCTCGGATGTTTTTTAGGTTGTTTGGGATTTTGTTTAGTATTTCTTGTATTGAATACATTTTTTTGTTTTGACCTCCCAATCGTGTTGGGTTTTATGTCACTTTTTATGTGAAAAGGTGACTGTGAAAAAGCGAGTTTGTAAATGTAATGTTGGAACCAAATAAACTATGGTTCCCTTTTCAAAGACACTAAGACAACTTAAGCGTGGCTGCAAACGCAAGCCGCGTCGCGGTACTTCAAGTTAGACTCGAAACGACTAGACACGACTGCGCCGACAAGATCACGCACTGGATCACTGTACTTCTCGATTTGCATCCAGCGTTTACGCGCCTGCACAAGACAATTCGCTTTACTCAGCACTATCTCGTGCCAAGTGGTTGAGTACAAGCCGCTGCGGTTAGCCGCATAACCTGGAGTCATGCTGGATGTTTGGTGTGTGCATTGCACGACGTTCATGCCGTAGAATTTGCCGATGCCAGGTGTGCTGCCTGCGAATTGGAACCAGTCCATGTTTACGCCGATGCCTGCTGATTCTGCTTTGAACAGGTGCATTGTGCTGAATGGGTTTAGTATGACTGTGTCGGATTTGAAGCCGTCGCTGTTGTTTTCGCACCATGCCGCTACTAAGTCGCTGGCGTAAACGTAGTCGCCGCCGTTAGATACGGTGTTGTAGCTGCCGTCTGCGCCGAAGTTGGTTGCTGAGTCAGCGTGGTCTTTCATGATGGGGTACAAAACGTTTTCTGTGCTCCATTGACCCATGATTTCGCCTGCACGTCGCAAATGTGTTTCCATTATGTCGAATTGGCTGTCTTCGATTAGTTCCAGCGTGATTGCTGGGCGAATCTTCCACAGTTTAGGCGTGATGGTGACTTGCTGTGTTTCAATGACTGATTCTGGCGCTGCTGCTCCGCCTGCGACTTGTCCGCCATCGTATTGTCCGTCTACTTCAACGTCTATTTTGATAGATGAGCCTGCGGGGTTAACGATTTCAGCGACTAGTGGCGCTATGTCGGTTGCGTTTGAGGCAGTGTAGAAGATGTCTTGGATTTTGTCAGGGATAAGGTAGGCTGCGCCTTGAACGCCTGTGGTGCCTGACGCAATCAAGTATTCTTTAGCTCGGTATGGAAGCTTCAGGTCGTCTGCGGCAGCGGCTATGAGTGCTTGCAATGGAATTTCATGGAGGCTTTCTTTGAGGTCTTTAAAGTCTTGTCTGCCTTGGTTGGCGAAGATTGTGGCTCCGTCTTCAGCGGGGCACCAGCCAGCGTTTTTGCCGCTGTTGCCATCTAGGGCTTTCTCTATGAGTTTGCGTTGGTCCTCTGTTTTAGAAACCATTTCTTGAATTGACAATCCGTTGTAAACCATGTGTTTTCACCGTCCTTTTTTAGCGTGCTCCGCCGACGAGGATTAGGATTTCGTCTGCGTCTGTTGTGGCTGCCTGTAGGGCCATGCCGAGGATGTGGACTGTTCCTGTTCCGCTGTTGGTTACTAGTGTGCATGTGGTTGTGGCGTCCATTACTGCTAGGTTTGTGACTCTGCCTGCGGTTGTGTCGCTGACTACGCTTTGTCCTGTGCTTATGGCAACTGAGGTTGACCCGACTGCTTTTACGATGCCGTAGAATACTACGGGTACCATGTCGTTGGTGTTTGCTGCTCTTGTTGCCCAGCCTACACCGTTGTTGAATGCTGCTTGTACTACGCTGACTACGCCGCTGACTGTGGTTGCTCCGATGGCGACTGCGCTGTTAACTGTTATTGAGCCTGCTGCTTTGCAGAAGCCGATTAGTAAGCCGTCTTCTATGTGTCCGTCTTTTTTGGGGTAATAGTCTGTTCCCATTGGGGTTTTTTCTCCTGTGTGTTTATGGTAGCTTTCGCTACGTTACGTTCCACTTTAGGGTGGGGTGGTAACTGTGAAGTTTGGATTTGTTTGAAAAATGAAGTTTAGTATGCGGATGCGTACACTGGAGTGTTATCTTTTTGGGCAACATCAACTTTAGCTTTAAAACTGGGCTTCACATGAAGCTTTAACGTTTCAATCTCGTCTTTGCGCTCCTGCACTTCCCTTTGAAGGTTATCAACGGTTTCCTGCAACGTTTTGGTTTTAGCATCCGTTTCCTGTGTTTCCCTCAGTTTCTTTTCTTCTGTTTCTTTCACGAAGCCTTCGTATTTTTCGTTAAGGGCTGTGTAGACCGTGTTGAGGGTGCCGTATTTCTTGTCTGACTCTTCCAGTTTGGTTTGTTGCGCGTCGATTGTTTCTTTGAGGTTTTTGTTTTCTGTTTCTACCGCGGTTAAGCGGGTGTTGATTTTTTCGATGAGTGGGTTAATGGTTTCTTCTGGTTTTGGAATGCTGTTTAGTTGTTCTTGCAGCGGCTTGATTGCTTCCTGTATGCTGGGTAGTTTTGCAAATTGTTCTTTGAGTTCTGTTTTTGTGATTGTTTGGGCTAGGGTTTCCTGCACATTTTTGCTTGAAGCATCCATAGCTTCCTTAAGGCTTTCCACTGCTGCAGCATCAGCTTTCAAGTCAACGTCAGTTTTAAGCGCCCAAGTTTCTTTTAACGTTTCTAAAGCTTGCACTTTTTCAAGTGAGCCTTTAGCGATGGCTTCAGTGTCTAAAAGCGTCTTCTGTGTTTCACCTAGCCTGTTGCAACAGGTTTTTTGTGCAGTGTCAATTTCAACGATTTTGTTTGCTAATTCAGTTTTGGTTTTTGCAAGGTTTTCAGTGATGGCTTTTGTTTCTTTGGCGCGTTTTAACTCGGATTTTTCGATTTGATGTTTAATTTCCAGCATTTCTTCGGCTGTGTCTTCACTGTTTGGCACGCATTCGCCGTTTTCGTTTTTATGTTGTCCGGGTGGGCAACTGCATTCTTCTTCAATTTTTTCTTTTGGGTTAGTCATAGTTGTTACCTTTGTTTTTGATTCTGTTAGTACAGAACTTTGATGTTCAGGTGGAACAAGGTCTTTGACAATCATTTCTGAAAGCCTTTTTTCCACGTTTAAGGTTTCCATTATTTCAACTGTTGTGCCTGTGACGCCTGGGCGTTCTGGGTCTTCCACGAGACTAAGAGCGTTGAAGATTATGCCGTGTGGTTCAAGCGTGCAGTGTCCGCCTACGCATTGGCTATCGTGGAAGCGGTAGTTGGCTTCTACTGAAACGCCGTAGATTGGGTCTCTTCCCCATTTTTTGACGTATGCTTCTTTGGTGAGGCGTTTGCGGTCTTGCAGTTTAGCTATGTACTCTGGGTTTTTGGTTTCTGCGACGTATTCGATGCAGTCGTTTTCGAATTCTGCCCATGTGACGTCGCCTAAGACTTTGTTTGGGTTGTGGTTGAGGGTTAAGGGTTTGCCTACGAGGGTTCGGGCGCTGCGGTGTAGTTCTTCGGTAACGTATTTTTTGCCGTTTCCGCTGATTGTAGGCAGTAATGCTACGCCTTTGAATTGGGCTTTGTTGCCTTTTGGACCTGCATATATTAGGTCTTGTTTTATCCAGCTGAATTTTTCGTAGAGTTTTTGAGTCATTTTGTCACCTTGAAGTTTAAGTAAGAAAGTAGAGCCTGCAGTAGTGCAGGGTTAAGTTTGGGTTTAGGCTTAATTTTTGGGCGTGGAGGCTGTTGTGTGGTGGCTGCGGCTTTGCCTGCGTTTTCAGGCGGGGTTGGTGGCGTGGCGGAACTGTAGCCTTCTGTTAACAGTAGGGTGCTGTTGTAGCCGTCGATTAGTATGGTGGTCATGCGGGTGTCCTGCTGGTGGGTGCGGTTGCAGAGTCAAGGTTGAATGTGTATAGGGGTGTTGTGCCGTCGTCGTCGTAGATGATTAGTTGTGTGCCTACGATTGCTTGCTTGTTCTTTTTGGTTTTTAACACGTTTTTGACTGCCATTCCGAGGCTGTCTGCGGTTGCGTGTGCCGTTAAGGTTTCGTCTAGGATTGCGTCTACGCCTGCGGCTGATAGGGCGAATCCTGTTTTGTTTGTGAGTGTTGTTACTGTGCCGATTGTTACGCCTGCTTGGTTTGCTGCTAGACTGAATCCTGTTTTGTCGCTTACTGTTACGGCTGGGGTTGCAGCGTTCAAACTGGCTTTTTGTAATGCGCCAAAGTCGATGTTGTCTTGTCCCTTAACTTGCGCTGGCAGCTTGCTGTCGCTGATTAGGTCGTCGAGGGCTTTTACTCGTTCGTTGATGCTGTTTGCGGTTGGCGACGCTGGCACGGCGTTGTCTAAGCTGTTGTCTACTGCGGTTTCTAGGCTGGTTTTTTGTGTGGCTGAAAAGTCTATGTCGCTGGTGCTTGCTACGTTTACGTTTTGTGTGGCTGTGTCTAGGTCGAAGGCGTGCATTGCTGAGGCGTTGCCGTAAGTGTCTATGTGGATTACGCGGTCATGCCAAGCTTTCGGGTTAGTTTGGTCAATGTAAATAAGCGTGATTCTTGCTGCTTGCATTTCTGTAGCTGTTAAAACGTGAGAGTAAGTGCTGCCTTCGTCTGTGAAGCCGTTGGTTGTGTTGGCTTCGTCGCCTTCGTCTTTCATGATTTTTACGTCGCCTTCTGCGTACGCAGCGTCTGTTTTTAGGTCTGTGCCGTCTAGTTCGTAGAGTTCAAAGTTTATTGTGGTTTCTACGCCGTATTTGCGTAGTATTGGGGTTGGCATGTTTTTTCTCCTTTTAGTAGATGTCGTTGATTAACGTAAATAATTGTTGACCTGCCGATATTTCTTCGGGTTTAAACACCGCTATACAAAGCGTTAAAAAGTCGTTAGGTGATAATGACACTGTACTACTTATTGACCCTGTTGAAACATTGTTGCGTTCAAAATAAGCGCCATGCCCAACTGAATTATATCGGGCAATTAAAGAAAAATCATTATCAGCCGTAGGTATGCCAGTTGAATATGTGTCTGCAGCAACTATAGCTAAAGACCCTGAAACAGTGACATCAGCAGAGCCTGTAGAAAGAGAAGCGACACTACCTGAATTAGCAGAGTTTACGCCATCAACTTCACCGCTTAAACCAGAATATTCACAGACACAAGCGGCTAAAAATTGGCTACTTCCGTCATTAACATCAATCGTTAATGAGGCAGATGCGTCAGAACCAACTATACCTTTCCAGATTGCACATAATCCCACTAAAGAAGTAGTTCCTACTTGGTCACGAACTGATGACCACGTTACGCCTGTTTGGGTAATACTACTGATACTCGTGACATTGTATGAGCCGAAAGCTAAAATGAGAATGTTCCCATTAGTTGGCGCTGTATCCATTGAAAAGGTTAGGGTTGCATTATCACCGTTTGATGTCCCTGTTTTATATTGTACTCTTGTTATTGCCATGTTTTGTGTTGCTTCCCTCTAAGTTTTAGTTAATTCGGCTTCAACCTTAAGCAGCATCTCCCGCTCCAAATCCGCATTCACAGACTGAACAGTCACCAACCGCCTAAGCTCCTCAAGAACAAACGCGAAATCCAACTCCAACTTAGTGTACGCTTCCTTGATGCCGCTTAACTGCTCCTTAACCGATGCTAAAGACTGCTTGTTTTCTGCGCCATCAAAAGTTAACGTGCCCAGCAGCAAGTTTAAGGCTGTGTTGTATTCACCGATTAATTTCAAGATAGATTCACGCAGGACTGTTGAGTCAAGCACTGTTAAAGTGTTGGGTACTGTGCTGGCTTTGCTTAGTTGCTCCATAACTGACTGCAAAGACTCTCTAAGTTTTTCCGAATCAAACGACGCATGTTTCGGCGTTTCAGGAATAAGCTGCAAAATAGACATGTCAGTCATGTTTATGCACCTTCGTCACCAACCAGCTTTCTTTAGCCGTTGGCTTCCCCTTCTCCCCATCCTCTTCGCTTTCCGCGCCAGCCTGTTTAGCCTGCAACTGCATATTCATCTTCTCCTGCTCTTTAGCTTCTAAATCAGCAAAGTACTTCTCGTCGTACTCAATGCCTAAAGCTTCAGCGGCTTGCATGGGAGTAGCTATTTTGCTGTTGATTGCTGTCTGCCAATACTGCACATCCTCCAGTGCATGCACGTCTGGAGGGTCATAACTTAATTCAGGCGTCAACTTGACAGTGAAACCCATGTCCTCCAACATTGGCTGATAAACCTGTTTCTCAACTATTTCACTGATGATTTTCTGTATTGGCGCTATCAAGTTAGCGTGTGACCAGTCTGTCATTACGGTTGCTGAAGCTTCAGTGCTATTGTACAGTTTGCTTATTGGCGGCACCATGAGGGCGTCTGTGGTTTGGTCGTCGCCGAACTTTAAGGTTTCAGGAATCATGCGCGTCTCAACTTGCGCGGCACCCATAACTTTCAATTCTATAGGATAGCTGGTTACGAAGTCTTCGCCGACCTCGCGGTTTTTCACTTCAGCGTTAATTTGACTAGTCATTTCTTCCGTGGGCTGGATTGTGGCGTCACCTACCTGCAGAACGTTTGAAGCCCACGCCTGCTTCTCAAGATATGCTAAAAGGTTTTTGCGGATTTGGTTTTGAGTATCCAATTCATAGTCGATGCCTGTTAACAGGCTGGTGCCAAACGGCTCATTCTCTTCAGGATCCAACGCGAACACTGCAATCTGTTCTTTGCTCCACTTGTACAACTGCTGATTATTAACTCGGTATTCCCAGCCAGACAGTACGCCGCCTGCATACACTGGCATCATGTGTTCCTGATGCGGAATCAACTGCACATTCAAACCGTTAACATTGTTAAAATCTAGCTCCCAAAACGCTGTGCCATACTTAGCCATCCGCAACGCTGTTTTACGAATAAGCAGGTACATGCCAACTCGCTTGTTAAAGTCGTCACACACTTTCTTAGCAGCTAACGCCCTATCGTATTTATCGTTGATTACTGTGTAGACGCCGTCAGCTACCACTTGACCTGCAATCGTTAGCAGGGCCGATTTAACTTTGGGGTATTTGCTGCAGTATTCGTCAAAGCGTTTGCTGTATTTTTCGAAGTTAAAGTTTGTCCAGTCTGCCCTATGCTGTTTAGGCAGTACGCTTTGCATGCGTTCGAAGAAGCCGTGTTTTGCATGGGTTAATTTCTGTTTTAGCCAACTCATAACTTGTTACCTTGCTCTTTCTCTTTTTCTGGGGCTTTAGTCCAGTCTGTGCCCATTTGAGTCCATAGGTTAAGCGTGATGTCTTCGTGTTCAGGTTCACGAATCAGCAAGCAACCGCATGTGCCGTCTTTTCCCCAGAGCGTCATGTGGATGTTTGCGTAAATGTCGTCGCCTTCCCACTTGTGGTCTGGAAATACGCTGCGGAGTTGTGCGCCTGTGAAGGTTTGCCCGTCAAACATTTTACAGTAGATGCATGATTCGCCTTCTGGTTGGTGGTGCGTGTCTAGGTAGAATGTCCAGAGGGCTTTGGCGCTGTAGGGCGCGGTGTTTTGCATGTGGGGTGGGATGCGTTTTCGGGCTTCTTCCAACTCGTAGGTTTCAACGGCTTGAACTGCTTGTATTGCACTTAACATTTTAGTGTACTCCTGCACTGCCAAAGAAGCCTTTAGGTTTAGCTTGATACCAAGCCGCCAACGCTAAAGAAATCACGCAGTCGTCATGGTAGCCTTCAGGCGCGTTATAACTAGTCACTCCTGCAGGCGAGATTTTGTAGCCAAACAAGCCTAGCTCCGACAGCAACACTGGAATATCAGGGTAAGTTACAGCTTGGTTCTCTATGGCTATGCTTAAGTTTTCAATCAAGTCTTTTTTTGATGCGTTCGTGAATTTGTAGCCTTCAACGTTTAAACCGCTGCGTCGTAGGTTATCGTAAATTGGGTCGCCCACTCCCGTTGAATCTAGGAGTAGCCGGGCGTTGTTGTAGCGTCTACAGACTTCCACGATCCGCTTAGACTGGAATACCCAGTCCAATTGACTAAACCTGTCAAAGTAGCAGAGGTGCCCGTTATTGTCCAAGACGCAGATGACTGTGAAGTCTTCGTGTTTTGCAAGGTCGCATCCTGCAACGTAACGTTTGTTTGGTTTCGGTTCTTCTTGGCTGCCATGTACACACGCTCTTATGTTACGGAAAACTGAACCCACATCGTCTAGGAATTCTGCGAGGATTTCTTGTCTGTACGCGAGTTCTGGCATGTCACGTTTGAACTCGTCTATTTCTTTAGGGTCTAGGTACGGGTTAGTGTAACTGCTAAATGCCCAGCTTTCATAATCGTTTTGCGCTTTGTCTTGTCCGCGGGTCCACAACTGAAAATACCAGTTTTTGCCAGCGGGGGTTCCAGTGAATATTACTTTGCCGTGGGTGTCAATGATTGCTGGGCGAAACTCTGTTGTCCAGCGTTCTTCTTTAACTTGCGCTGGCTCATCCCACCATGCATCGTACACGGCGTCGCCTCGCATTGAATCGGGGCTGTCAGCGGATTTGAAGTATATGTCGCGGTTGCCTATCAACGTCATAATGTGGCTTGACAGGTTTTCGCGTACGATTAGTTCTGGGGGGCAAAAGTTTTTTATTTCTTTCCACTGTTTAAGGCTGTGATTGTACGTGGGTGCTACGCAGTAGCCAACTGTGTTTGGAGGGGCTGAAGTGCGCATTTTAATGTATTCGTTTGCGCCTGCAACTGTTTTGCCCCATCTTCTTCCGCATGATAGTATGCGGTATCGTGCTGGGCTATTGTGGAAAGTCCATTGTGACAGGTGTGGAGTGTATTTTATCTGTAGTTTGAGTAGGCTCAAGTTTCCACTCCAGCTTTATCTCTTTTATTGTTGCTTGAACTTCATGGCGGTCTGTTATCATTTTATGTTTGATTCTTGTTAGGCATTCAAGGGCTTTTTCTGGGTTGGCTTCTCTTACTTTTAGGTAGAGGCTCCACCATTCCATGTCTACTGCTTGGGCTTCTTCTGTTTGTTTCCAGCGGTTCCAGTAGCGGTATGCGGTTTTGCGTGATATTCCTATGTCTTTTGCTATTTCTGTGAAGTTCATTTTTCCTTGGAATACTAGTTTTATTATGTTGTCTGTTATTTCTTGTCGGCTGTGATGTCTAGGTGTGTCTATTCGTGTCGTTGTTTGCATTTTTGGTTGTTGTCTCCTGTTGTTACATACATTGAGTTATATTTTTGAGGTGGCTTGTTTTTTGTTGGGCTTCTCTGTTAAGTTGAACCCTAAACCGTTTTTTAGTCAAGGTTTTCTTTTGGAAAGGTTGTTTGAAGGCTCAACAATGACAAGCCCACAAATTAATTATTCAAACTATCATTCGAATCTCTATCTAACTCTTCACAGTAAAGACGCTCAAAAGCTCTGTTCTCAATGTGCTTTTGGTATTCTATGAATCTGCTGCTGGAAGAGTTTAAGCGTTTGTGCTTCATGTTTTTCAACTCGTTTTTTGGCTGGGCTTTTTCGGCAAAAAGACCATGTTTTCTTGTTTGTGGTGCGGTTAGCCTAATCGCAGTCATAAAACTTTTTGGAGGGAAGGTATGTGGCTGTCGTGGGCTGGTTGCACACGCAAAATTCAAGACACACTCAAGGTCAAATTTTAACTTTCGATTTAAAACTACATCCTTCAACTACAAAGTTTTTGCCTTCAAGCTCTAACGTTGAGTGGAAGTCACAGTTCTTGATTAATCCGTTATCTCTCACATGAATTTTCGGCATGTTTTTTCACCTACCTGTACGCTTCATCTATGTCTGCCTTCAAATCAGCCAAATCCACGCCAAAATACACGCGGTGCCACACAGCGTTAACGCCGACAAACCCCTCGTTATCGGGCAAACTGTAGATTTGGTGTTGCCTGTACGTTTCTACGTAGTTGTTGTCTGCGCTGTTTTGTATTTGCTGTGGTGTAGTGTAGTCGCCGTAGGTGCAGACGTAAAAGATTGTGGCTGTTAACAGTAGCACGGTTAGGGTGCTGGGGATGTATTGTTTCAAGGTTTAAAAACTCCTTTTTGGGTGGCAATTAAAACGCCTATGGAATTGGTATGGTGCAGTTTGCCATGAAAGTTTTAGGGTTTTCTGTGAGTAAAGGGGCAGTGTTGAATGTTGCTGTTCCTGTGCTGTCGGTTGTTGCGTTGCCTAAAAGCGCTCGGGTTGGTGTTCTGCGGTAGAAAAAGACGGTTATGTCTTCGACGGCTGGGTTTAATTGTGCAGTGAATTGTACTGATTCGCCGATGTATGGTGTGGTTGTGTTCCATGCTAGTTGTAGGGTGTACGTGGTTTCTGTTGGTGTTGCGGTTGGCTCTGTGGTGGGTGATGTTTCGGGCGTGGGAGCTGGCAACGGCGTTATAACGTCGCTGTCTTGACTAGTCACGGTTAAATATGAAACTGCATAAACCACGCCAACTGTTAAGCACGCGATTACTACAGTGATAACTAACGCTTTCAAGATTTCCTTTCTGTTACTCAATACTATTTCACCTCTTACTCCGCTGGTACTTGCACAATGTAGGTTGCTACTATGGTAAAGTTGCCTTGTGCATTCACAACTTGATAGGGATTGCTAGATTTAACGGTGTCACCATGTATTTCCCAGTAGTTGAAAGCGTAACCTTCTATAGCGGAAGTTTTAAAGATTAAAGTGCTGCCTGAAGTGTACGCGACAGTTTTTGGCATGTGAGATGGCGTTAAAGTTATTTTGTCAGTGTTGATTGTTAAGTTAATCTGCTGCATTCCCTGCTCTGCCTCAATGGTAACGTAGCAAACTTCGCCCACAGAAGACGTTGCTGTCGGTGTAGGTGTTGGGGCGGGTGCGGTATTGTTGCTTGCAATCAATCGCCAAGTGCATGCGCCAGAAGATGCTGAAGCGCTAAGTTTGTATTCGAGGCTGCCTTGAGCGCTGAAAGATGGAGGCAACATTGAACCGTTGTAAGGCCATGTTTGGGTTGTGCCAAGGGGTTCTGTGGTTAGTAGCAGTAAAGTTAAGTTTTGGTTTCCGTTATTGACGACTGTGAAGTTTTTGGTGTATGTGAAGCCGGGTTGAACTGGTCCCCAGTCTAAAGTGTTGATTGCTGTTTGGTTGCCTGTGAATTCTACGTTGTCAATGTAGACTTTTAACTGGTTTTCTGTTGGCGCTGAAATGTTTGAGCCTATGGCAGCTGCTACAGCGGCAACTATGATTACAGCAATAATGATTATTACGATTATGGGTTTGCTTATTGCTTTGTTATTCATTTGTTTTTTTCACCTCTTGATGTTTTGATTAATAACTGCGTCTTGGTACCTTCGCATTCGAGCGCGTTCATTGGCTTCCTGTAACCGTTTTTTCTTGCGTTTCTGATGCCAAAAGTATAAGGCAACTGTTGCGCCGATGCTTACAGGTACTGTGATGAACCATCCACGTACAAGCAAAACATTGTAGAGTCCGTTGCCTAGGTACTGCCAAAACAAGGTGTGTTCAGTCAGTAGCGTAAGTGTGACTCCTGCAAAAAAGCAGATTGGCGTCCAAACTTTGAACAGGTCTTTTGGCACGGCAACGTCGCCTGGAAGCCACCAGTATTTGCTTGAGGGAATTTCGTGGAATGACTCTATTTTGTCTTTGTTATTAGCCATTCAAACCACTTTCAGGATTTCTTTTTCTATTACCTTGAATTTTTCGCCGCCGACTTCTATTATTTGTCCGCCGCTTTTAGTCCACAGTTGCTGTGCAAGTAGCGCGGGTTGTTTCTGTAGTTCCTCGATGGTTTTTGACATTTTTTCGTTGTCAGTTAACACAGAGGTTAATCTTGTTTGCAGTTGCTCTGTGGTTGTGTCTCCTTTGTAGGCGGTTAACTCTTTTTCTAAGGCTTCAATTTTTGCTGCTGCGTTGCCGTTTATTGCTTCAGCTTTTGATAGTTCAAAGTCTTGTTTTGCCGCGATGTCAGCTAATTCTTTTCTGGCTTGCAGTTCAGCTTTGTATCTTTGATTGTTTACGAACGCTACAATTAATGAGGGAATTATGGTTGCTCCAGCCGCTGCTATAGGCATCCAGTTTTGTTTTAGTATGTCAGTGAATGTGTTGTTTGAACCAAAAAAGCCTGAGATTTTAGTTAGGACTGCGTCAACAGTGGTTTTGATAGCGCCGTATCCAAGAAGGTACAGTACCGCTATTACTGCTGCGCCGATGAGTAAACCGTAGATTATAAGCAGCCAAACCTTCAAAGCCTCACTCTTCTTTTTCAACTTTAACCCGTATGGGTTGCAGGGGCAAATCTGTTAATGGAAAATCTAGAAAAGGGGATAACTCGTGTATTACTTCGCTTAAGCTTACAAAGATGGTGTGGTTCATGGTGCAGGTTCTGCCGTCGCTGGCTTTGGTTGGTTCAATTTTGGTTAAGCTTAACACTGGACCTTTTGCGGTGTTGTGGATTTGGCTGTCATGGATGGTTTTATGTATTGAGCCTGAAAGGGTGTGGCATTTTGTTATTATGTCATCGTTTACTATGTTGCAGAGTCCTTCGCTTTTATGAATTTTTATGCCTTCATCTGGCATTGGACCCTTGTAGAGTGTGTGTATCTGCATTAGACTAGCTCGCCTATGAAGTTGATTAGGTTAACAAATTGTTGCTGGCTGCATTTTGGAACTCTGTCTTCAACCGCGATTTTTGGGTGTCCGAGGTCCCAGCCTGCCTCCCATTTTTTCTGTGTGCCGTCGCTGTTTTTTTCTGTTTCAACGAACATGGGGAAAATCTGCACTTTAGTTTGGCTCCAAGTATCCTGTAAGCCTTTGATGCTTTGGTCTGTCCATGGGAAATACTTGTATAGGAAGGCTTTGCGGTCTGCCTCGCTTTTGTAGAGGTTCCAGTGGTGACGTTTTTCAAGGTAAACGTCTACCATGTCGCATTTAGTTATGCATAAGCCGATGCCTTTGATTGGTTTGTTAGCGGCTTTTCTGCGTTTAACTATCATGTCAAAAATGCTTGAAAGCACAACGTCTGGGTTGCTGTGGACGTCGCTGTCTTCTTTTTCTACTGATTCGTCGCCGTCAAAGATGGGGGCGCGACTTGCGGGTGCTGCAAGTAGGAAAACGTCGGAGCCGTAGATGTAATCGACGAGTTGTTGGGCTGCGCTGTAGCTTGTGGGGTCGGGTTTTTTGTATTGGTACTGTGACTGCGTGACTAAGTCTTCGCCTGCTAAGTCTACTACTTGGAAGGTAGCGGATTTTTGTCCCCATAGACTGTTTTTGCCCCACCACATGTGTAGGGCACATTGGTATGCGTAGCTGTTGTATGCTTGTGTTTTCGGCGGGAAATGTCCTGATTCCATGTTGCAGACGTCAGCTTTTATGCTGCTGTTTGTGTCATCGATGCTGCAGTGGAAGTCGGCTATTTGCTGTTGCAGTGTTCTAGCTACCCAAAAGACGCCTGTGGCAATTACTGTTTTGCCGCTGCCAGCGGTGCCTATCATACTGGTTAAG